GCCACACTCGTTTGAACGGTGATAATGTGTCCGTGATCAGGTCGGGGTTCTCTTTCAGATATTTCTGATCGGCATCCGACTGGCGATTCACATCCATTTGTTTCTTCACTTCCTTGGAAGTCAATGGTTCTATGTGTCCCTGTTCATCCAGGTTGGTGGGATCCAGCACCGGGCATTTGGGCAACTTCTTGTCCATGCGATTCAGTGCCGCCCGAATCTTGTTTAGAGCACGTGTCAGTTTGAACACCTGGTCCAGGGTGATATCCCTGTTCCTGCCTCCTCTGTGTATGGGTCCAACGTTTTGTGCCACCCCGGGTATCACGTCCTCGTCATGATTGTTCCACTCATCGATCTGAAGCACGTCCTTGAGTGATTTAAGATCGATCAGGTATTGATACAGCTCCTGCCGCTCTTCCGGGGTCATGGTCAGCATCTTGGCATCCTTGTGGCGCCCCTTGGCCGTGGTGTATCCCCCGGGTATATCGTGTATAAGACTCATTTGTTCCTCCTATTGTTTTATTGTATTATTTTCCTGCGGTCCCGTCAAGTTTTCTTTGCCTGATCAGGTCCACTATCTCCTGTGCCCGTATGGATGACTTCTGCTCATCATAGGCCAGCTGGCACTTGATCACTTCCTTGAGTGAGTAGCCCTGATTCTTGATCAACCACGCCAGCGGCCTCAGTCGCTTGATCTCCTCATCGCTGAGTGTGTCCTCGATCTGTGCCACCCGTGGTCCGCTGTCCTGCTCGGCCAGCAGTTGTTTCAGTGTTGGATGTTTGGTTGTTGTTGCTTGTTTGGCGTATCTGCCCATGTGTTTGCTCCTATGTTTGGTGTTTGTGTTGTGTATTCTTCGATGGTTCCCCATCTATGAATTCTTATGCCGTCTTCTCGGAACCAATATTCCTGTCGCAGTTCCGGTATTATGGCGTGCCATCCCCGCGCGGCCAATTCGGTCCGCATCAGCGGATACTGCTCGAGCCATTGCCCTATCTTTTCTTGAGCCAATCTTTCTTTCGCCATATGATGTTGTCCGCACGCCAGGGCAACTGTGGGTTCCGCCTGGCCATACAGTATGAGCTGGTGCGCCCGGCCCGCAGATGGCGGTCATCGATCAGCATGAAATCCCTATACTGTTCAAATGTCAGCTCGTGGGCCTCTTGGCGATAGCGAGCCTGTACCCGATGCAGTTGATATCTGCGATGCAGACGATGTATCACTGGGTCGGTGCCATGGCGCCATAGGTGTGGTCGTGGACCGCTGATGCGCCGTCGCTGTTGGCTGTCCCATCGATGTCCCGAGCTACTCATAGTGTCCTTGCGTGTTGATGTATTTATAAATGCCGGCCGCACCCCCGCGGGTTCTTGGGCCCGGGTGCGGGCGAGCCCCGCCTGACCCGTCCCGCGTTCCGCCCATTTATCGCCCGGCCTGGTATTCCACCGCCGCTAACATTTTGCGTAGCGTGGCCGCATCCTGAGTACCGATGTGCCTGATCATTTCCTCTCGGGTCATCGACTCTGGTGCCTTGCGATTACGCTCGGCCTGGTATCGTATTATGGCCTCGACCTTGCGTAGGTATTCATCCCACATCATCGCCTCTGGGTGGTCGCCGCGGTATAATTGCTCCAGTGCCGCCAGTGTGTGCTGGGTGATCCTATCGGTGATGGGATAGTTCCTGACTCCCCATTCGAGATAAGCATCCATTACCAAATCAGTCCATGGCTCCGGTAGCGTTAGATCGGCTTCCTGTAGTCGATTGATGTTGCCCCATAACCATTTCCATAGTGGGCTGGCTGTATGGGCATCGCCCGACTCGCCCGTTCTTATCGCGGCTCTTATCTCATCCGCTGTATCAATCCATCCTCGTGTGATCGATTGATGTAGAGGTCTAATCCGTGGGTCATTGATGTCCCATCGTGCTTTTAGGTCCTCGTCTCTGATGTATGTTTGTATCATCGCATCCTTTCTGGCTCGATTGCCGTTGGTTTTACGATCCGCTCGATTGCTGATCGTATCGGTATTATACTATATCGTGCTGATGATGTCAACTGGTTATTTTGGTTATATTGGTAAATCTGCTAAATTTTTACAATAGCATTATAGACTTTACCATCTCCCATTTCGCGGGGCGCCCCCCTCTCCTCCACCGCCCTCTGACGGTGTGCCTATTCTGGCTCTCGGGTGTGCCCGGGGTGATTCTATCGTGAGCCCGTGGTGTGCCTATTCTGGTTGGTCGATTGGTCGATTGGTCGATTGGTCGGTTTGGGTGGGCGGGGTGGGCGGCCGGGGCTGGGCGGCGGCCCGCCGTTTCCACCCGTTTTCGCCCGGTTCGGCACCATGGACCCTAGCCCTATTCCACGGTGATTGGCGGCGGAAGTGGGCTGGATCGCCGGGTCCGGGGCCTGATTCTGGCTCGTATGGTGGGCTACGGTGTGATCGGGTGGGGCTCAGGTGAGTTTTGGCTGAATGAATGGTAAAGGCTTTATACAACCGTGTTGATCTTATACCAAATCCACCATATCTACCATCTCGACCATTCGCTCCCAATGGTGCTTTTTGGCTCTTATGCCCTGTGTTTTTGCTGATATTTCTGCCGGAATCTGTGGGGTCACGGGGTCATCGCTCCTGCTCCGCACTCGGCTGTCGGCTTCGTCGGATCTGTTGCGGGCTATTCAAACAGTCGTTCAAACGGTGCTGGTCGGTGTGTGGGATTGTGTGTGTGCTGTTCTGTGTGCTTTAACCAACCTTCTATGCGACGATTCGCTATGGCCACATAACGGGGATCCTGTTCTGATCCCACGAACTCGTGTCCCAACTCACGGGCCGCCATGCCTGTGCTACCTGAGCCGCAGAAAGGATCCAATACCCTGCTGTTGGGGGGTGTGACCAGCTGTATGAGATAACGCATCAGGGCCACGGGTTTCACTGTGGGATGATTGTTGCCTGAACGGTGTGTGGCTGGGTCACTTGTGAATGTTTGAACATTTCCATTCCGGTCAGTCAGTCCTGTCGCCGTCTTGCCTGCCCTGTTGTTTTTGTTCGTTTTCGCACACCATTTGGCATATTCATCCTTGAGCCCGTGTGTGTATATCACTCCCACGCCTGGGATCAGGATCTGTGGATTGTTGCCGCGTTGTTCGTATGGCACGGGGCGGCCTTGGCTGTCAATGTATGCGGCGCCCATCTCCAACAACATTGATTTTACAGAAGGGGCCGCATCAAACCCACAGTGTCTTTCTCTGCGACTGACTTTGGGCGAATAGAAATACTTCTGGTAATCTGGTATGTCTCCCAGGACGTTGGAGGGGAATCTGCCCTGCTCATTGGCCGCAAACGGTGGACTGCCATCTCCACCTGCGTGTGTGGGTTTATCGCCAAATGAAAATGATGCTGTCCTATCGCCTGCTGATGGTGTGTCCTTGTGTTCGTATGGTATTCTGCTGGCATCTATGTTTAAGGCTCCCACACCGTGAGTCAATACATTGTCCGTGGTGCTACCCGTGAATGGCTTACGGGCCATCACTATGGGTTCGTGTGCTGGTTTCAGTGCGGTCTTCCAACCTGACCATTTGAGTGCTTCTGGATCAGTGCAAACGGTCTGTTGCCCTGACCAAGCGGTTTTTTCTTGTGCTCCATTGTTGGCAAATCCCGCAGTGTTAGTCTGTTGCTCTTTTGGTATTGATTTTGTTTGTTTCACTCCCAGTCTCTTCTGTATGCTCTTGCCTATGTCCTGTGCCTTGGGGAATCCTGACGCGTAGATCCACATTATCTGATCCCTGATGTCAAATCCCACTGATTCTATGCGGGTGGCCAGGTGATGGTAAGTTCTTGCGGCTGAAAATGCCAGTAAGAATCCACCTGGTTTCAGCACTCGCAGGCATTCCTGCCATATCTCAATGGCACCCGTGTTCTTATCCCAGTCTTTGCCTAAGAACTCTATGCCATAGGGTGGATCTGTGATGATGCTGTCAAAATGGTCGTTGGGATATTGCTTTAGTGTTAGGGCTGAATCGCCCTGGTGTATGATGTGCGTCATTGTCTCTCCTCCATTTCTGTTCTATCTGATCTTGTTCCTTCCGGCGACCCATGCCACACGGGTAACAGACCCAACGCTGATCGCACTCCACTTCCCACCACATCAGTGTGGTGTTGTGTTGCTTACATCGCGGGCATATCTTTGTGATTGATTTTATCCGTTGATCTGTGGTGTCAGTTTTCGCCATATTCTGTGTTGTGCGACGAGCCCTGGGAGAGAGCTCGTCTGTGTTATACACGTTTGGAGAAATATACCATGACGAATATTTCCCATCAGTATTTATAATTCGGTGATCCCTGCATAAAATTATATCCTTTTTTCCAATATATCCAAAAGGTACATTATCTTTTCACCGGCTATGTCCACCGCCTGATCGGGCGAGTGTATTTCCAATGATCGAAGAATGTTCCTCAGCACGTCTATGGCGACCTGCCTCTGTTCGTCACTGGCCTGGGAAATCTTGTCCCGTAGCAGATTTTGCTCGTTGTCCTGACTCATCCTGCCATCTCCTTATTATGGTGTCGCAGAATTTTGGTTCAAACTCGATGCATCTGGCGATCCTGTTGGTGCGCTCCGCCGCTATCAGTGTGCTACCGGATCCCGCGAATCCGTCAAATACTATCTCACCCGGCTGTGAAGAATTGATCAGATGATAGGCGATCAGTTTCACCGGTTTCACCGTGGGATGCAGGCTGGCTATCCGTCTGCTTTCTTTGTCAAATTCTTGATAGTTGGTGATGATGCCTTTCAGCAGTGACCGCAGTTGCTTTTCATCCATTTGGTCCAGGGTTTCTATGTCCAGGGTGTTGGGAGTTATACCACGAGCGTGCCATGGGTGAGCGGCACCTCGCCTCCAGCCATAGAATATGGGCTCATAGAACTTGGCGTAATCGCTCAACCAAGTGCTGTGTTTGTTCTTTTTCCATATCAGCGTGTCCGCCACATGTATGTCATTGTGCTCCAATAGATCATGTATGCGGCTGTTGAACCTGATATCATGACAGAAGTACACCGGTCCGCCGGGACGTAGATATCGCAGTATCTGCTCCAACTGCCTCTGCAATAGATTTAAAAGTCCCTGCTCGCCCAGCGTGTCATTGGCTATGATGTGATTCCTTAATTCGTTCTCGGCGGGTGTGTAGTTGATCCCGTTGGCCGTTTCATATGCTATGCCATAGGGTGGATCCTGCCATACCATGTCTATGCGGTCATCCGCCATTAATTTTTTAAAACATTCCGGGTCGGTGCTGTCTCCGCAGACCAAGCGATGTGATCCCAAATGCCACACGTCTCCGGTCTTGGTATGAAATATCTCGTTGTTGTCGTATTTGGTCAGGTCGGGCTCTTCCTGCATCTTGAATAGCTTGTTCAACTCGCTCTCCCTGAATCCGGTCTGTATGCTCAAATCCTGTAGATTGCTGTTTTTCATCAGTGCCTCTAATTCAGCGAACAACAGGTCGGTGTCCCATTGGCTTTCCTCGGCCGCGCGGTTGTCCATTATCCTATAGGCCCTGACCTTTTCCTCGTCTAGGTCTGTGGCCGTGACCACCGGCACTTTTTGCAGTCCCAGTTTCTTGGCCGCTTTCAGTCTGGTGTGACCCACGATCACTATGTTGTTCTTATCAACCACGATGGGTTGCTGGAATCCATATCTCTCTATGGAATTTGCGACCTTGTCTATGCTACGTTGATTTTTTCTTGGGTTGGCATGGTATGGTTGTATTTGGTTTGGATCCAACCATTGGATCTGATATTGTGTCTCTTGCATAGAAATATTTATAGGGTGTTTAAAAATCTATCCTTCCGCCTGGGTGTTCGTTGCCCAATATCTTTAGCAGTATCCAGTTGCGTATCTCGGGGTTGAGTTGATCAGAGCAAGTGGTATAGATCTGGGACCAGAATATGTTGGTCTCCACCCAATCCTCTGGTTCCCATGCTGTTTCTGTGATCGAATCCACTATGCCATTGATCTTTCTGGTGCGGATGTATTGTCGGGCATACTCCTGTATGTCTTTGACCGAGTGGTGTGGTTGGATAAATGTTTTTAAATAATCGTAGATGCCCATAAGTGGGCATCAACTGATGTGCAAGGTGATAGAAGTGTTGATGCCCGCTGTTATTTAATCACCGAATGCCCGCGACCCACCAAACATGATCTCACACGCTTGTCATAGTCCATTTCACGCTTGGGTATGATGCCCAGGGTGAAAGTGCTCATGTAAAGATTGCTGGCCTGCTGTATCACGTCGATGGTTCGATTGGTGTGCTGGTCCGCTAATTCTTTGCAGTGTTGGATGTCGTTGGTGATCTCTCTGGCCTGATCCGAGGAATATGTACCGGATCTACCTGCTGTGTCTATAACCGGGTTATATGCACAGGCGTTTAGTAGAATCGTTAACGATATTATATATTTTTTCATAATTCTATTATACTATTATTTTTTTATTTGTCAACTGGCCGATGTGGTAAATATTTTTTCAAAAGGTAACTTTTGGCATATCAGATCAGCGGGGATCAGGTCTATTCTGTTAGTCGCCATACTACCCAGACCACCCCGTTGATCGCTTTGTATTCTACCCTTTAAACCCAATAAGACCCCGGTTTTTTTAACGAGATGATATATATTTGTTGCAAGGCTTACTACAGGCAAATTTTATTATTTTAGGCTTATTTTTAGGCTCTTTTAACTCGGGTTGTGATATGACGGTTAACGACCCCGGCTCATTTATCGACTACATCATTGGTAATGTCGATATGCGTTGAGTGATGCTACATTTGGTAAAAACTTTTGGTTTTTATTTGTAGGTTTTGGTAAAGCAGTTACTACTTCAAATGTCCAATGAGTCGGGTGCGATTCGTGAAACAATCGGCAAGATGGCGGCTATATGGTGTTCTACCACGTAGCCGTCGAATGACTCAAGCGTGAAAACAACCACTCCAAACAGTACCAAAGAAGAAACACGCGATGGCGTCAAGCCATCGCAGACGGACTGCTGTCCGTCTAATCACAGCCCAGGATGCCCGGGCAAAATGGATCAAATACCATCGCAATGGCCCAGTGGATCTATGGGCACTCACCACTGTTTCGAGTTGATCTATAACGACGGTTGTAATACCAGCGTCGCCCCTCCCGCGAGCTGGGATGTGGCGGTATGCGTTGCACACGACGCACGGGCTCTGGGATCAGCTGGAAGTCGCAGTTGTGGTGAGGTGGGCCCGGACAGGTGGGCCTGTAGCCGCGGCCCCACCGTGCGCGATCACAGTGGAATCGGCCCAGGGCGCTGATGCGCTCGAAGAAATGCTTCATTGGTAATATTTAATGCGGGCCCAGGGCATCCGTAAATAACAGCATGACCGTGGTTTGGTTCAATGGCCCCAGCGCCCGTGATTTTTACACGATACCGCCGCAATCCCGGGAGATAGGTTGCAATTTCATCCTGGAGCACAGGCGGGTGCATCACGTGTGTGCCTATGACGCACAGGTGATCAACCGCACCGATCGTTTCGAGGACGGGGTGCAGTATTGGACGCGACCACAACTGCGCCGCCATCCCTGGCTGGCGCCGGAGGCCACGCATCAGGCCCAGTGCTCGGGCACCCTGGCGCTGGTGTTGGCGCACTCGCTGGGCTCGGGTCCGGTCTGGTTGGTGGGTTGCGATTGGGGCATCACCGATCACAGCCTGTTCGATGACCGTTATGTGTGGAGGCATGGCCCGCCACGCAAGACCAATCGCTACAAGATCCAGCTGTTGCAACGCCTGGCGCGGGAGATGGAGATCACCATGGTGCACGATCGGGTGCGTGATCTGGCACCGGAACTGAGATGGCAGGATCCGGCGTCTTTCATCCGGGATCGTTCCTAGTTCAATTTCAATATGTCCTGGCGGGCCACGAACAATCTGCCCGCATCGCTCATGTCATAGACCTCTGGCACGTGTCTTATGCAGGTGATGGCCACGGTGTTGTCGTAGTTGATGGTTAGGTCAGTGATCCTGTACACGTCGTCCAGGTTGATCTGTTCCACACGCATCTGTATGAAGTCACCCGGCACCAGATTGAGCCCAATGGCATTGACCGTGAAGTTGAGCACGGGCTGGCCTCGGCTCTTCTTCAACAGTATCCTGCTGTATCTGTCGGCGTCCAGGTCATTGAATATGCTGGGCACCGAGAAGTTGCCCTCCAAGGGCTTGCCGTTGTCCTCATTGAGGTACTGCTGTCGTATGTTGGAGCTGTCCGTGATGGGATCTGGCTGTACCAAGCTGTCGGGTTGGCTGTTGTGTGCGATGTCGGTGTAGTCCAGCTTGATGCTGTTGTATCGATCATTCAGGGTGGGGGTCTGTAGCGTGATGCCCTCGATGATGTTGCTCGCGGTGATCACCGCCTCGATGGGCAGTGCGCTGACCGGCAACACGTGTGATCCATCGATGGGATCGCCCGCGTTCTCCAGGAACAGATAGTACTTGCCATTGATGTATGGCATGTAGGCCCCGATGCTGGCCAATATTATATTGATGTTTTCCAGATGTGTCTTGGTGGTGTCAATGATGAAATGCCTGTCCAAGCCATTGCCCGCTATCTGAATAGCGGCGCCGGGAAAAAGGCTCAGTGTGCCACCGCCACCCTGGGGCACCCCATTGGCGTTGGTGCCGTACATGTATTCGTAATCGATCGTGGTGGATGGCGCTGGATCTCCCAGGCTCTGCACGGTCGCGTCAAATTTAAAGTAGTTTGGTATCCGATCACAGCATATGGCCGATTTCAACCAGCTGGTCTTGTCTATCTCATTGAGCGACAGGCCCGGTCCATAGTTGCTGTTCAGAACATAATCCAACAACATCTCCACCGGGTTGTTGTCACATGTGTAACCCTGGTATATCAGTCCCTCGCTGTTGTAGCCGCTGGCCAGGGCAATGTTCCAGGATGCTGGATTTTTGTCACCATTGGTCAGAGTGTTGCTGTAGATCTCAACCGTGGCCATGACGCCATCGGGTATGCTGTTTATTTCAAATAACGAAGGCACTGTGCTGTCACTGCCCACTATGTGTAGATCCACTGTGTTGCTGTCACTGGAATAGTCCGCTCCGATGATATCATACACCACATTGGTGTCAGCGTCAATGTTCCTTATCCTCAACTTGCAGGTATAACCACCGGTCACGTAGCTGTATATCTGTGATGGATATGTGTCATTGTTGGTCACCCATCTATATGTGCCATGGCCGCCCGATTGTGGTGGTCCCGATGCGCTGGCCTTGTCAATGACATCGGCATCGCTGAATCCCATAAAGGTCAGTTCACCCGTGGTGATCAACAGCCGGTCATCGATCCCTGGTGTGCCGGTGTTGCCCCCCTCGGGGTTTTTACCAATCAATCTATAATGACTGCCGCCCACGTTCTTGAACCAATATTCGGTGGCGTGTATGCCATCCCCGCTCAGTCCCGATGTGAAAGATACACCACCGCTGAAGCTGGCCGGTTTCAGATACACGTATGGATAGGTCCATCCAAGCGTTTTCAATATGTCATGCACATTGACCGGTTGTGTGACCAGATTGTTATCCACTATGCTCTGTCCTTCTTGCCCCACGACGAATAATAATTCCGTGTCGCTGGGCACTATTTCTGTGTGTATCTCCGCGGCCGACACCACTTTTGTGGAACTTGGATATGAATCCCAGACCGTGACGCCGGTACCAGACACCACACGTATGTTCCTATGATAGGAATGATATCTCTTCAATATGGGCGTATCGCTGTATGTGGTTTGGAATCTTTCTTCCCATCCCGGTTCCTGTGCGAATCCACCTATCAGGTTTGGAGTGGATCGCCCCGAGCAAGTGACCACCACTGACGGCACGTTGCTGTATGGGTTTCCATACACTCCCTCTCCATTATAAGGATAACTGGGAGAACCGATCGTTTCGTCGGCATTCTGTAATTTAAATCTCAATGCGATGTAATGCATTCCGCTCAGTTTGTGGTCGGCCGTCCATTCAGGGTGTTGTTGCAACAATGATGACGCTGGTTGATCGCTGGATCCATCAAAGTATTGTACGGTCAATCTGTTGGCGAAAGTGCCCGTGATTATATTTTGCTCCGTGGGTTGAACCCCACCCCTGCCACTGGCATACAATCCCACATCGGTCGTGATGGTGGTGCTACCATCGCTATAGTTTGGATTTGATATGGTATCTAATTCTAAATTCACTGGCTTCCCGTCGATCAGCATCCGGGTTATGCAGGATCCGCTGTATGGGTTGCTGTATAATGCCCCACTGCTTCCATGGAACCCCTGTGATATGACCGCGGCCATGTAGAGATATTGTTTTGTGTCATCGGCGCTGTTGTCTCCCCAGACCCCCACGAACACTGGTATGGTTGCGATCTCTACCTGATTGCCATACACAACCGGGATAGCACGGTTGGATCCATTGAAATCCACCGCGGTGGCGGCTTTGATCTCACTGTTGCCCACATCGGCATTGATTGATATATCAGGTAAATTAAATGCTCCCAGGAATGGTGATAACACCCCCTTGACGACGTTGGTCCCAAGATCAATGATGGGATCCACGACCGCTTTTACTACCTTCGTCGCTGATTTAAAAAGTTTGCTTATAAATCCCATTATTCACTCCAGATTATATTTCTTACGTTGTTTTGGCTGTATTCAAATCCCAGATCCGTTGGATATAATCTGCCCTGGCTCTTGGTGTTGGTGTATCCATATACTACGGTCTTATCAAAGTTGGCAAATGGACCACCGCAGACCACATTCAACAGGCTGTCATTGTTGGTGATCTTGAGTGTGAAACCATCCACTATGCCTTTGAATATAATAAAATTAGTTATACTATTGTCATCGCCCACCAACGCTTTGCGAATGATCACTGACGCACCGGCATAGTTGCTGTTGGCGAACAGGGTGCCCGGCGTCTCCGCGGCAGAATCGAGATACACGCTGTCAAATATTAGATTGACTGTGGTATTATCTAGGTTGCTGGTCAACACGATGTCACTGTGATACAGATATCCCTTCCCGGTCAAGAATGTTTCTGTGGTACTGCCATCCTCTGTGGTGATGGTGACATCTGCTTCATAGTTTGTGAGCAGGAGCGTTTTTGTTGGCAATATTATTTTTACCATATCTATAAATCTCAATGATCGAGCATTTAGTTGATCGTATGTTAATGTGGTATCCCTGTGCGTCATTAGTATTCCTCTATCATATCTATCTGAAATGAAAAGTATCCATCCACGTCAGTTGGTATGCTTTGTACATCATTGATCAGGCTCACCCTGAATGACGGTTTATAAAATGTTATGTTGGTGTTGGCCGGTATGTTCACAACGGCGGCCGGGTAAATTTTAGCATCCTCAAACGTGATCGTGCCAAATCCATCATCGAGGCAGGTGATGTGTATGCCATTGACCAATTTATAAATTTTACTATGATTTGCAAATTTTATGAAGTCACCGTTGCCAATCCTCCATGCTCCGGTTTGGTCTGGTGAATTCTGATCGCTATTAAGATTTGCGGTGTATGGTCCCACCGTCCCGGCTGTTATTGATTCCCATCCGCTGTAGGCAGATATCGCCGATCCCACCACACCGGTGGTGATGCTTTGGCTGTCTATCAGTGGATATTGGAAAGTAAAGATGCCCGCGGCCCCATTTTGTTTTAATAAAAATGTATAGTATGGAGAAAACTCGGCTCGCGTCATTGGTTTTGTTGTGGTTGTAATTCTCCATCTTTGTTTTATAAAATTTCTGAATAGCTTGTTATTGCTGTCAATGTTGCTCAACTGATTGCGTTGATCAGTGATTTTTATAGACGTGAATATGTTGGTGTTTCCAAAATCTCCGGCCATTATATAATCTCTCTAAAATTCTGTGACCAACTGACATATCCAACCGTGTCCACATTGTATTCAAATCTTTCCGATGTGGGTGTCGCTTTGATTGGCACATTGTTGTAAGTCATGGTTGCTCCTGATACATTTTTAATCAATGGTGGATAAAAATAAACTTGGTCAATGGTACTGCCATCGAGATTGACGTCCGCGGTCAACATATAGACTTTTGTATGATTGCTAAATTTAATAAAATCTCCGTTTTTGAGAGTGCCCGTGCCTCCACTGACTCCTATCTGGGTAGATCCAATTGCGGGTGTGTTCCCGTCCGCGGTCGATGCGCTGACCGTGATGGTTCCGGTCGCACTGCCCTGTGTGCTTTTTATGGGCGATGGCAGGATAAAAGAATACACATCGCTGTTATCGCTGGATAATGGCATATTAGTGCCCAATTCAGCACGGCTATAAGGTGCCGATGTTATCGTGAAAGACCAATAGTTGTTTCCGTAATCTGACACGAACGTATCACCGGTCAGTGTGGTGTTGGTCACATTCTGCTTTTTCTCATTGGCAAATTCAACAAATTTAAGTTTAGATGTTATGGCCATTACGCCAATCTCCTGCCCTGTTGTCTGAACGCCTGTTGTATGGTTCCCACGATCAATGATTTACGTGATAGCAATAGTTCATCAAATCCCGCGGAATCAACGGTGCTGATATTGAAATTGATGTTGGTTGTGCCCATTTCTGAACCCAACCTGTTGTTTGGTATGATGGTGCCGGCTGAGTTCGGTACAAATAATTCGGCGCCTCGCTCTCCAACTATATACGCACCGGAGGCCACCCCACCTCCACCTGCTCTGAATCCTTTGAATCCAATCTTGCCTCCATTAGCAAATGAACCTTCTGTGGCGGTTATGTCACCGCCTCCGAATCCAATCTTGCCTCCACCAGCAAATCCCAATAGCATCAATATGGTTCTCAGACCAATTTGTTTTTGCAATGATGAGTTGGTCCTGTCGATGGCATTTTTCTCCGCCTGCCAACTTGAGATTGTTTTGTTTATCCATTCAACCATCAAAGCGAACAGCGGCTGAACTACGTATAGTTTGATCAGCGCGGTGAATATTTCATTAACGATCACACGAGCCAGATCTTGCATCGCTTGTTTTGCGGTTTTTGCTTTTGTGATAATGCTTAACAATGCATTGGTAGCGGCATTTGAGATAGCATTATAAACTTCCACCGTGGCCTGTGCCGCCAGTGTGGCTGGTTTATTTGCTTCGGTGATTTTTTTCCATCCATCGCCTATCCCACCCAGTATTTGTTCCTGGTGTGAAAGCACATCGTTTTGTAAAGAATAATCGACCGCGAAATCATATTCCTCAATTATTTTCTTTGTCTTTTCTGCTTCTTAACCAATGTCTTTTATGATTTGTTTTGTTTGCCCTAATTTTCCATTAATGGCGTCGGTGTCGGTCATGTCACCCTCACCCCAGATGCCCTCTCCTGTGCTTCGTTTCATTTCATCGTTGAAGGCCTTTAATTTTGGAAGTGCGTCATACAATCCTTTAGCCAGCAGTCCCAAGCCCACCAATATGCCGGCTGGTCCAAAGAATGTTATCGCTATCAATCCCAGTGCTATCTCAAATTTCTCGAGGTTTTCGGTTACGAAGCCAATGGCCTTGGCCAAATCTTCCATTTTTTCTTTGTTATCGCCACCGGTGAATGCTATGATAAATTTGTCAAAACTTTGTGTCACCCTCGCCAACGAGGCGCTCATGCCCGTGGAACCTTGTTCCAATGCCGCTAATCCTTTGCCCTGCGGTCCTAAGAAATCATACATGGCCTTGGCGCTCAATGAAGCACTGTTTTTAACCTGCTCATACATCTGCGGGAATCGGGCACGGAATGCCTGGCCTAGTATTTTAGAACCCTCTAATCCAGCATCTTTGATTTTAACAAAATCCTCTGCCGCCGCATCGATGTCTGTGCCGGTCATACGAGCCGCGGCACCGATCATTTCATAGTATTTTGGTATTTCTCTTAATGGTATATTGTTTTGTAATAGGGTCTGGGTGGCCTTTAATGTTTTGTCCAACTCAAAACCATACTGTGTTGAAAATTGGGTGGCTTTTTTAAATGCTTCGCCGCCCTCCAGCGTTGAACCCGCCAGTCCATTCAATGATTGCTGAAGTCGATCAAATGTTTTCTGTAGCTCTATGGATTGCTTGATGATTTGTGCACCACCCAATGCCACTAGGGCTGTCTTGACCAATCTGAAAGTGTTCTGTAAAGACAGGCCCTGTTTGTCCAAACGATTCAGAGAGCTCTGTAGCTGGTTCACCCCGCCCAGTCCCCTCAATAATACATCAATGATCAATGGTGAAGTGGCCATTATCGTTTCCTCGGTTTAATAATGTTATTATTCTTTGATTCGTTCATTGTTTTTTGTCTTTCCTGGTTCTCGTTTAAGATGTATCCGGCCCACATCTGTAATTCCAACGTTGTCATCTCCATAATTTCTGTGATAGATTTTTTTAATCTATCCGCCAGCATTATGACGAATCTTAAATCAACGTTGGCCGTTATTCCTTTGCGATTGCCTCTGGCGTAAATTGTGCCTTACCTCCGTTGATTGCTGTGGCTATCTTTACGATAACAGCAGGATCGGCTTCGTTCATTAATTTCGCTCGATCTGCATCCACAAATATTCTTTTACCATCAGCATCCCTGCTTTTCACCAACACTGTTTCTACCAGTGCTTCTACCACATTTCCCTTGGACGCCAACTCTACTATCTTGGCTTCGTCCTTGAATGAATAGGTGTTTCGATAATAGATATCTGTGCCCCATTCCTCACAATGATATTTGGTCATTTCACCAGAAATGCTTTTTTGAAAGTGCTCACTTATTTTGTCTTGTATAGTCATTTGCTTTTCCTTATTGTTTGTCTTCGTTTGATTACTTCTCTTATCGCTGGCTCAATTATTCCTAAAGGTGCTTGTTTGCTGTAGCCATCCTCTAATTTTTCACTATATGGTTGTCGGTTGTAAATTCTTGCATTCTGTTGGGTTATAGTTTTTTTCCAAGATTTCTTGAATAAACCACTCCTGACAGGGCTCCGCCTTTTTACCGTGTTGTATAAGTCATTCGTGGTCTCAATCTGCTCCTGACTGATTGCTCGCTTGACATCGGCGATGGCTTTCTTTGCATTAAATTTTACAACCAACTCAACCATTATAATCTTTACAGATTTGTTTTGGTTACTGCACCTGTCACTTGAAAAGCACAAGTAGCTGTTACCGCACCATCATTGGATGCAGAAACTTCGTGTGAAGTAATGATCACTTCCGCACTTAGTTTTACACCTGTTGAAGTGCCTGATGGGTATAATTCCACAGTGGCCGCTGTAGCACCTGGTCCAGCGAACAATGCGTTTTGTGCGTCATCGTCCTCTCTGAAATACAGATCCATAGAGCCTGTTGCTGTGGTCAAACCAGGCAGATATGTTCTAGCTGTTTGACCCATTGTTGTTGTTTCAATCGTATCACCTGTTTGTGATAGACTGAATGAAATTACTGAAGCTATTGCGGTAGCGGAGCCACCAACATCAAACTTCGCAACTCCATTGATACCGTTATATACGGCAGTGTTTGTTGCCATTAGTTGTCCTCCTTATTATAAGGTTTGATGACCTCCGCCTTCGCTTCTTTAATTTGCAAAATCGGTTTTGGTCGTTTGGTTGATTTGGTCTTGCTTTCTGTTGCGGTTGTGCTTACAACAGCAGGTTGTTTAAAAGACCAGCCTGATTTCAACATCGTTTGGACCTCTTGGTTTTCAACGATCTTGGAAATGCCTTGTTTGTCGTACATCTGTATAGCCATTATGCGTTTCCTCTCTTATAGACGTATATTACTTCAAATGTCAGAGTCATCTCTCCCAACGGTGGTTGTCGTTCCACCACTTCCACACCTATCAGCCTTGAATCGACGTAGTGTGTGGCCAACTTGTCCACGGTTATGTTCCTGTTCCTGTTGGTTTCTAGGACTTGTTCAATGTTCTCTATGAGGTTGTTCCTCTTGGTGTCTATCTGATCACCTCGTAGATAACATTTCAGTTGTATCTGTAATCTACCCTGCCTCTCGCTCATTGATATGTCGGCCCTCTCCTCTGATGCCGTCCAAACTTGTATGGCAGGAAATTGGGTTATCGCTAACTTTTCAAAGTCAAAAGTTTCGCGGCTCACTAACCCCACTGCAGGATCGCTCATGTTTTGAAGCTGTTCAATAATATTTTTTGTGATCTGTTCTCTGGCGCTCATTGGGTCTATCTAACAAGACGACCGAAGTGTGTGGGCTGTTTCTCTGAAGCCTCTATAGTTCCACTACTATCATAATCGTACTTGATTCCATCCTGCATTAATTTTGTAATTTCTTCGCTGTACATCGTACGATAATATTTCATTTTTTCTCTGAATATATCGCCGTCGGTGCTGAATGTAGAAAGACGAGGGAAGATATAGTAGCCCAAGACATGATACACAGCGGCACGTGTGAATTGTGCCTCTAATAATAGATTGGTATCCATTTCCGTATAGGTGCCTGATGTTATATCGTATCTACCATATGTAGATCGAGGCCACCATTGGATTCGTAAATCTCTCTGTATATCTGCTGTTGTTTTTGTATGTAGATCTGAAAAGGATGGGATTCCGTATTCAGTTATTTGTGGTTCATATTCTAATAGATCTGAATCACTGCTATAATTTGCCACGACAAAGTCCTCCTAGGTTGTGATGTGTTAGTCCTTCTAACAAATATATTTATAAAAAGAAAGGGCCCGAAGGCCCTTTCCATGTTTATAGCGAATCAAATTCGTTATTGATTATTAGTCAACAACTGCCTCTGATTTAACTTTAACTGCGTAAGCGTCTTTAAGGATCGCGTTACCTCTTGCTGTCGTAGCAACATACTCTGTACTTCTTAATGAAGCATCGTATTGTTCTTTGACAACGATTGGTCTTTTGATCACGTGTCCAAACGCCTCAGGTGAAAATACTCCACCCACTGCATCGCTCGCTGAATCAACCACAACTGCTGTAGTCATAAAGATTTTGCAGTTATAGATTTTTCCAACGTATGCACTTGATGACAGTAAAGAGTTACCCACTGTAGAAATAGCTGGTGCTTGTGAACCAACGAATCCTGCTTGAGTTAACACTTTAGCCACGTTGTGCAATTGTGCTGGTGCGAATACACCGTAGTAATCACCATCGGAGTCAGTCGTCGCATTTTGTCCTCTTAGCAAGTAGATCGCTTTAAGGATGTCATTTGGCGATAAGTCTGTGCCTGATGAGTTGATCACGTTAGTTGTTAATGAATCAAATTGTGCGAACACGTCTCGATCCACTTTCTCCCCAATAGCTCGTCCTAAAATGCCACCAATATCTTGGGCAACATTTCTAGTTGATGCTTCTCTTAACAAGTCTGTTAAGTCTGCTCTCACACCTAATTCACTCGCTGTGATAGTGACTGTAGATGGGTTAACAGATGTTTGGGTTGATAGGTCTGTTCCTTCAGTTAGGCCTGAAGCCGATACTGTTGGATACACTGGAACTTGTGCTGTTAAGCCTGGTGTTCCTGTGTAGTCGAATACTTTCACTAGGCCACCTGCGATCGATCTCTCGGATGCAGAAAATATAGCCTCTTGGATTATATTCGTTAACAACGCTGAATGCGTTGATGTTGTGTTGATTGCCATTGCTGGTCTCTCCTGTTGTTATGTTTAAAACATACGCTTTACATCAGAAGTACTCTGCTTGTATTGTGCGTATATCTTTCTATGTTCTGGATTGTTTAGATCCAACTGAGAGATATCAATGTCCTTTATTGATTTTGGTTTGGTGTTTCCTGTAGATCCAGATCCACTTGGACCCGCGGCTTTGAAATGTGCGTTTTGATCTATGAACTCTTTTACGAGTAGATCAACCGACATTGGTTCCCCGGAATCGGTGTATCTTGGAGCTCCATTGTCCCCAATAACTTCAACTTCACCTGCTTCGCTCAATCTTACCTTTTCTTTTACCAGTCTTGCGACCTGATCAGGGTTGATTGCTTTGTATTTGGAAGCGGCATTTACTATCGCTCCATCTACCTTAACTTGGTTAAGTTGTGTTCTGAGTTGAGTGATCTGTTGGTCTTTCTTTTCAGCAGTTTCCTTCAGGATCTTTTCAAACTCACCTCGCTTCTTTTGCTCATCGATTCGCAACTGCTCTTCTTTGGTCAAAAGTTCGCGATATTTTTCAATATCTACATCAGCGTATTTCTTCAACACTTTTTCCTCTGTATTTCTTTTTACAGCGGCCATTGCGTTGTTGAATTCTTCTAATGTAATGGTTTTTGATACCTCTTTTTCCGGCTGTGATTGTTTAGTGTCTTTTGCTTCTGTAGCCGTAACATCTGCAAGTTGGACATCTGTCGCTTTTGACTCTGACATTTGAGTTCCTCCTTTTGGTTGAGTAAGTTTATTTATTTTGTTTCTTTGCCGCCAGTGAATATATCATTGTAGTATTCTTTGATTCTTTTTTCGTCTGAGCTGTATAATGCCAGTAGTTCTAGTTTTCTTTTGTGTATCAATGCTTTCATTTTTTGTAGATGCTTCCTCGCCATGAATGCGGCACGAATGCTTTGGTGTTTTTGCACTCTCTGATTATAGAATAGATATTGTTTGATTTCGTTTTCTAGTGCGTTGGCTGTGGCTGTTTGTACTGCCTGGCCTTTTAACTTACCATGATAGGGCATACACTAATTTATTCCCAATCAAACGGTGCTCGCCATTTTTTCTTCAGTCCCAGTCCACAGTCTTCCATGGAACAGGTCTGCCAGTATGGTCTTTTATTATTTCTTGCGTGTCTGTGTTTTTTGCAGAAATATATTTTGTATAGCCATCCGAGAACAATTTCTTTACAGCGACCAATACAGGACAACATAGACCGCCCTGATACAGATGTTTTCTTTCTGGCTGTGTTGTTTGTGATGTTTGTTTTTTTCCTGCCACGGCTCATACTACATTTTCATCAACAGCACCACGATGGTGGATAGCAGTCCCGCTATCACCGTGCCCGCGCTGTATATCAGTGTTTTGATAGTGCCGCCGTTGTTTTTATTCATATGTTCGCACATCTCATCCAGTTTTTCTTCTATCTTGTCCAATCTCTCGTTAATTCTCATAAATCTTTGTGTGCATAGCTCCACATGTGCCTCGAGGTTTGTTTTTTCTATGTCGCTCATTGTTCTATAGGCCGAGGAATCCTGGATTGGTCTCAAATAATTCTAATCTGTTGATATCTATTGTGCGGAATTCGTTTTCGCGATCCAATAGTTTGTAGTCTATGCGCTCGGGCTCAAACTGACGAAGCCATAATAGCACCGTATCAATGTCCATCTCTCCACAAGTATAAACATCCAGCTGTATCACGGGATAATGTGATTCGGTCCATGAATGGAACGTGATTGATGATGTTTCAATGATCACGGCGCCAGACCAACCTGTGTTGCCCTTCACTGGACACCAGGCGGTATGTGGTCCTGATAGTATTTTCATGTCGATGTGTTGGACCAAACTGGCCAACTCGCGGGCTAGATCAAAATCTTGTAGTGGTGGTGCGTTAACTTCCGCCCTCACCAATAGATGTTTGTGTTGTAGAACCGGTGTCATGGTTATTTTTTTTTATATCCTGCGGCATAGGCGGCCCTGCCCTGTTTTGCGGCCTTGCTCTTAGACTTATAGGTCTTGCCTTTACTGCCCCATTTATAACCACCCTTGACTTTATGAACTGGCATGTGTGCTCCTATTGATTGTTTATTTTGGTTAGTTCAGGATGCATAGCCAGTATATCTGCGTCGGAAGCCCCACTTGCTATCATTTCTTTGATATGCTGTAGTAAATTACCATCAATCTGGTCTGGTAAGGTCGTTTGGTCATTTGGTTCAGATGATTTTTCGTATTCCTCTGCTTCATTGGTAATTGTATATTTTTCAAACATCTCTGCCAACTCATATGGATCTCTGACCAATGTTTCTTTGATCTTGTCATCGATGAGTTGTTTTACCATTGGATCTGCTGGATTGGTCCTTGCGGCTTTTTCCAATATGTCCATGTCTAAATTCTTGTCTCTGATGTGGAACTGCACTGGGTATGTTATTTTACCATCAAATACTGTGCCTTGCCATAGAGCGAACAATCTCCACATCTGCTCCTCGGCCACTTCTAAATTTTTTGCTTTTTCTGTTAGTTTAGAATCCAAAAGGGTGTATTCGGTCTGCATGGCTATGCCTGATTGCTGACGAGTTTGTACTGATCTTATGCCTGACATCATCGCCATCCTATCGATCATTCCTACTTTTTGTTCAATACTTTGAATTATGCTATCAATGTTTTGTCCGTTGCTCTGTAATAGGTATGGTCTTAATCCACTGTCTGTTTCGGGCGGTATTCTTATGATGGCGCCCGCCCCCGCATTGAGATCTGTGTCTGGTGTGGCCACTATAGATGGATGTATGCTCAATCTTATGCCTTGCTCTATTTCAGAAAGCTCAGTGTGTATGGCCGCCGCCATATCAGCGCAATCTCCAATGTCGCTGACTCCTATGCCTCGCACAGGTGATCGGTTGGCATATACAAATACCGCTGGTATCCTGCCCAGCTCGTTTGGCATTTGTTCCAATATAAATTGTGTGGTTGGTTTTTCTGGTTTGTATTGTTCCAGGGTTATTGTTTCTGGTGTGAACTTTCTCACGTAGTATCTCTCGTTGGCCCCGTTGGCCCTGTATTCTACTTCCAATAGTTTTAGATAACTTAATTCGTACATTCCGCTTGGTGTTCTCTGAAACTCCCAATCCAATATGTTTTCCGGAGTAAAAATGTTGATGTAAGGTCTGATGTTTTGGTTCAATTCTTCGGCACGAGTCATTGCTTGTGATTTCGGTTTATCGATGAGACATAGGACATGCCCATACACCGTGCTCATTGCATTCACGTCTCTCATCACAGAATCAAATGTTCTTCCTTCTAGATCTGCATCATTTAAGAATGCTTCTAGTTCTGGTGTTTCTGCGATGTTGCCAAAGTCTCTACGAATAGGGTTACGATAGATGAATGAATTATAGATATGCGTGATTGCTTTCACATGGTTATCATATGGTGTGGTCTGTAATCTTTTTAGGTAGTCGCGATCTGATTCGTACACGTATCTCGTTAGGTATTGTCCCATTTTGAATTCATAACCGCCTAGATATGATTTGATCAAGAACTCCCATCTCTTGTAATGATTGAGGTATTCTGGATGCACTCCCAGTGCTGTGTAATAGTTACTGGTTGTTTTAGGATCTTGATTTACTACAAAATCGCTGATTGAAGCCATGTTATATCATCACCTTCCATTGTTGTGGTTGTTCTTCTATTATATAGTCTCTTGTTATTGGCCATATGTTGGATATGGCATAAGACGCGGCGTCAAACATATGATCAAATCCCGATGATTTATCTGGTTGGTTTGTGCCTGATTTATATGTGTGTCTTTCTAAACTTTGTATAAGTTTCTTGCATCTTGGATGTATTTTTATCATTCTCTCTCCTGATCCATTCTTTAACCTTGAATTCATTGAATTGATTCGGTCTCTCACTGGCATATGTTTAGATGGGACCTTACAGATCATGCCCGCATTCTGAAGAATGCTCAAATCCGTGCGTCCCCCCGCCGATGAACGACGCTGTCTGCAAGCCGGATCCGGAAATGCTATTATTTTAGTATTTGGATATCTTGTGATTATTTCCTCTGCCAACTCGTCGGTATTGGATCCGTACATCTCTATCTCGTCAATGAAATAGGCTTTGCCATCGTTGATTACAAATATTGCGGCGCTCATTGGTAGAATGTTCATATCTATTCCCACGTGTATGATTTTTTGTGGTTTATCAAATGTAAATTCGTCCACGTTTTCTTTCCTGTCAAAGTTGTAGGCAATTCTACCCGAGTATTCTACGAATGTGCCCTCATACTCAGCTTTGAATGTTTTTTCGTCTAGATCCCTTCGTGCCGCTTCTATCTCTGATTCTGCAACGAACCCACCCTGTATGGTTGTGAATGAATAGGATGACCAATCTTTCTCGGTTGGGTCTTGTCCCAGTTGGTATATGTCATAGAACCAGTTGGATATGCCTTTTGGTGTGCCTGCGAACATGGCTCGTCCGCCTGTGTCTGACAGCGTCGGTCTCAAAACTTCATAGAATGCTTCTGGCTGTATCGACGCGGCTTCATCAATGAATAGGTAATGGATTTTACTACCACGCAGTGCCTCGGAGTTATCCGCACCCCTCAATGATATTTTGGATTTGTTTTTTAATACTATAGATAGATCCGCCTCGTTGATTTTTTGTGCCCAGTTTAGTTTTATCGCTTTTTTCTTGACCTCATCCCACCATATGTTTCTGGCCATCCTATAACTTGGCAATACGGCCCAGCAGTTCTGTTCTGGCAGTCTGGCATGATAGAATAGTTGTCTGATGCCCAATGTTGTCTTGCCAAAACGCCGCCCCGAGCAGAGCACCACAAATCTTGTTGGATCCTGTGCTATAATTTTTTGTGGTTCTGATAGTTTCATTATTCGGTGTCCTCATTCCACGGCAATGGTGTGTTGTTTTCCAATGTGTTAGGGTCTTCTTTCTGGCCCAGATATTGTCGTCCCAACCAGATTTGCATTTTTGTGTCTCCGGCCAATGCCTTTTCCCACTGAGCACGTCTCAGTGATTTCTTTCCTTCCGCCTGTCCCTCCTCGACGATTTTTTTATATCTTTTTTTAACTCCTTCGCCAGACATCCCAATGATGTGGCCTATCTCTTCGTAGGTACACATGATATAGGCTAACTTTTTGATCAGTTCCTTGTCTGGTTTTTTATATGTCTTTCCGGTGTTATCTGGAATCATTATGCTAATCCTTTATCTTTCACTATGATGCGGAAATGTCTCGAATCCGTGTCTCCATTGGCTGTGGTAATGGTCACCTGCACTGGATATATTTTATTTGCCGTGCCCTGATGTACTCTGAATATTACCTTGGTGCCTGAAATGGATGTATTTGCAATTTGTGATGTGGGAAATGCCAATGGTGATGCATCATTTGCTATCGTGCCCAGTGTCACAGTGGCCGTGGATAGCGAATCCCCAGTTTGTAGGTAATCCACAAAATCCAATGCCAGTGTGATGTTGGCATCTGGATCTTTGGTATAGAAAATTCC